TATTTATGTAAATCAAAATTTACTTCCATGATTTTTTTTTCCAAAATAATTTTTTGTAATTATGAACTAAATATTTAACCATAAAAAATCTATTTTCCATATATTTTTTATCATCCATGACCTTAATTTTCATTTTCCAGTCTTCTCTTTTAAAAGGTATACATTGAACATAGGGAGTTCCTCTTTCAATAATAGTATCTAATATTTCGTATTTATCTCCATTTATTGTAATTGGAAAATTTATTTCATTTACAAAATTATCTGTATCAACGATACCTGCAATAATTGAAAAACGATCATCTGAGTTATTTAAAGGAGGAACAAAAAGAGTTGAATACCCAGGAGGTGTTCTTATTATCCATGGATTTAAAATTTTATGAAATGCTAAGTTTTTATTTTTTTCAACTAAAGGACTTCCCTTTAATTGTTCAGTAGAATGAAACTCTCCTTTTCCTTGATAATTAATATTTATTTTTTCAGCAAGACTATTCATCATTTGTTGAGCTGAATCAAATCCAGCTCTTTTTTTTCCCTCAAATTCAATATTGTGTCTTATCTTATAGTCTGTTGGTATTTTTAAAATATACCCAGCGGTAAGCGTATCTAAAAAAGGCATACAACCTTTAACAGTTTGCATTTCATAACTGTGTGTGAGTTTTTTATACCATTCTGGTATATTAGTTTTTGTAAGAACTGGTAAATTATCCTGATTATTTTTTATAAATTCTTTACTTGCTGAAAAAGTAATTACATTGTTTAACATTCGAAATGTTTAACACATTTACGGAAGTTGTAAAAGATTTAAATAAGTAATTCCATTATCCTGACAATATTTTTCCCAAGTAATAATTGGGTATGTCACAGTTGAAGTATCAAAAGTATTTAAGTAATTATTATAATTTACAAATTGAGTATATAAAGTTTTACTTTGAGTGCTAGCATTAGCATTAGCTGTAAGTAGATTTATACTCTCTCTTACATCTTTTAAATAAACATGTAATGCTTCTGCATCTGCCATTGAACCAGGTTCTGATTGTTCACTAATAGTCATTGAACTACCATCAATAACCCAAGTAGCATTATTTTGTTTTATTAAAGCAAAATCTGAGTCGCTTATATTAATTTCTGTATGAGGTGTATTTATAGCAGTTAACTCATTTTTTTCAGTTTCGTTTGCTGCTATTCTCAATAAATTATTATTATGTGTAATTGCGTAAGCCATTATGCGTTCCCATCATCAAAGTAAACTACTCCACCAGCACCACCAACGGCACCTGGAACTGGATTTGGTCCACCAGCATTATCACCTGAAAAGTTAGTACCAGGGCCTAAGCCAGCTGATCCTGCAAAAAATGTTTTCTCTGGTAATAAAATTCCACCTGGTGCTGTTCCGTAAGTTCCTTTTACTGCTCTGTTAGGTTGAAAAGCAGGTCCACCCCGAGCTCCTCCACCACCACCATTTGCAGTGAATGTTCCTAACGTGGATGCTGCACCAGCGTTTCCATCATTTCCACCTGGGCTTGTAGTACCTATGTTTCCACCGGCTCCAAGTGAGTATGCGATTGTTGCTCCACCAGAAGTTGGACCTGAAAAAAATCCTATTCCTCCATCTCCACCAGCTCCTCCTGCTCTTCCAGGAGCTTGAGTTGAAAATCCACCAGCACCTCCTGCAGCACCACAAAGGTATGCATAAAAATTGTTTGCAGCTGGGTTTGCAGTTATGTTTCCACTGTTTGGACCTACTTCAGCAAAATGTAAAACGTAAGCACCATCTCCACCTGCTCCACTAGCGGCAGCTGTCAATCTTCCTTGAGCATCTACAGTTATGTTTGCAGTTGTGTATGATCCTGCAGAAACAGAAGTGTCTGCAAGTTTATCAGCAGTTACGGCATCATTATTTATAGCTGCAGTTACAACTGCGTTATCAGCGATTGCTGCTGCTACAACGGCATCGTCAGCAATCTTAGCTGAGGTTACAGCATCGTCTGCAATCTTAGCTGTCGTTACTGCACTATCAGCAATTTGTGCTGCGGCTACTGTGCCACCTAAAGTGTCTAAAGATATCTCTTTTAAATTTGTTCCGTCAGAGTAGGCTGCATAAATTTTTGCAGCATCTAAAGTAAATCCAGTTCCTGATGCAGTTTTAATTGTAAGGTTAGCTGGATTAGTCAAACCTGTTGCATCAAATATATAAAATTTTTCTATTGAATCTGGAATAGTACAAATTGTACTAGCAGCAATTGAAGCTGTAGCAAATTTAATAACCATATTTCTAGCGTTAGAAATTGTTTTATCAGTCATTGCTAAAGCAAGAGTACCCCCACTATTAAGTGTTACTTGTTCAAATCCTGCAATCGCTTGTTGAATTAAGTTTAAGTTGTTATTTGTGTTATCACCCCATGTACCAGCATTTTCGCCAGTTACCATTAGTTCCAATTTTAAATCTGTAGAGTAAGCCGATGTCATAATTTTTTATCTCCTAAATAATTTTAATTTTATCTTACCTAAGCTGCTAGGTCAACCTCTGTCCAAACATTAGCAACTCCAGGGTCTATTTCAGCCCAAGCAGTTATATTTGGACTACCGATTGAAGCAGTCATTTGTATACCTGTAACATCAACAGCTGCTTGACCAGTTGCTATTACACTTCCTATAGAACTTGATAATTGAACACCTCCAACCCCTACAATTTGAGCAGGTATTTCGGCATGTTGCCCTAGAGATATAGCTAACTGTTGACCAGTTACAGGTTCATTAGTTGATTGTATTAAACTTATTGAACCAAGTGTCATTGACATTTGAATACCAGACACATCAACAGGTGTTTTTAAACCACCAACCGTAATACCTTGTTGTATTGTGGATTGAACACCTGTAACATCTACATCAGCATTTCCAGTTGCTGTTGATACAGTTGTCAGCGCATCGAGTTGATCTTCAGAAGCAAGTATAAATATATCCTGATCAATTTGAATTGAGAAAGAAGGACTTGCAAAAGTTGTAGTTAACTGTCCCGCACTTGTAACTGAAACATTTACATCAGTAAATGCTCCTGTTGCTGGAAAGTTTATTGTTGAAGTTAATTGTTGTCCAACAGCTATAGCAGAGTAAGCTCCACCCCAGGCTAAGTTGCCCCAAGTTCTTCTACCCCAACCTATTCCAGTTAACGTAGAATCATCTACAGTTGTTGCACCAATTGTTGAAGAAATTTGTGAACCAGATACATCTATTTCCTGTCCGATAGGTGTTGCAACACTTCCTATCCCCATAGATTCTAAACTACCAACTACTGTAACTGTTACAGAAGCACCCCCTATAGTTGTGCCTTGTGATGATGTTAAAGATATGCCGGTTACATCAACAGTTGCGTTACCGGATACTGATTGCAGTGTACCAATTGAGAAAGCAGCTTGTATTCCTGTTATTGATGGTTGAGATCCTGAAAGATCACCCCATTCATTTTCTCCCCATGTATCTCCACCCCAACCGACTTGAATTTCTGCGTCAGTTACGATTGTACCTAATGAAAAAGATGCTTGAAGATTGGCGCTACTTAAGGATGCAGTGTTATCACCGAGAGTACCCCAGTTTTGAAAACCCCATACATTTGAACCCCAAGTAGCTGCCATATCATTTTATATCCTTAAGCAATTCTTAAAATTGCAGCAGAAGTAGTAAATGCAGGGAACTGAATTGTAAATGTTCCAGATGTTGCAGTTTTATCACTTCCAAAATCTAACACAGCGACAGCATCAGTAGTATTTGAACCACCATCTGTAGTTGTATTGTAAATCAAAGCGCCTCTTGCAGTAAGAGTTACGTTTTGAAAAGAAAGATCAGCAAAGTCAGTGATAGCTATGCTTGATGAAACTTTAACACCTTGGTTAACTAAAGCTTTTCCACCAGCTGTATAGTTAGCTGAAGTTACTTCAGTGTTAGAGCCACCACCTGGGTTTGTTGAATAGTTCTCTGTTGATTTTCCTAAAGTCGCTGAACTTGTGTACATCGCTAATTTGTAAGTATCAGATGATGTATCAAAGTCGTGTTTTCCTTGCAGTAATTCTTTTTTAAAAGTATTACAGATTGCGTTTGTTGTTATAGCCATAATTATTCTCCTTTAAAATTATTGGTTTGGAGAAGGAGATGGTACTACCACTCTTGGTACACCGTCATCAAACTCCCCCCGTCTTCTTCTACCCATTTGTTGTAGGGCAAAATTTTGTACTTCTTCATTATACTTTGTTTGGTATAGGTTGTATAGATTGTCTGGTCCTTTTAAGAATCTAAAAGCTTCAGCCAAAACACCGTGAAGAAGCATAGATTCTTGATTTGTAGATACGAAAGTATTAGTTGTACTGGTGAATTCTGGTGGTGTTTTAATATAATTTACTTGTACAATATCAGCATTTGCAGGAGTGGGTGCTACTAAAATTACAGCACCTTGTTGAACATTATCTTCCCAATTAGCATAATATTTAGGGGTTCCTGTTGTTGAATCATTTGGAGAGTATTCTGAAATAAAACTTGTGTCTCTTTTTTCTAAAAAAGTTCTGTTATTGCTACTATCAATGACTTGAACTGATCTAATTATTATTGCATCATTAGGTAAAGATACATATCTATTACCTGCAGTAAAATTAGATGTAGCATATTTTCTTAAATCATCGTAATCAACTTTGCCTGCTATATCTAATTCTACACCTCTAATAAAATTTTGTATAATTGAATCTGTCAATACATTTGAATTTACCTCTGTGTAGTCTCGAACTTGAGTTAAAAAATTTGCGAATGTTATTGCCATTATGTTATACTCACTGTTATGTTACCAATAAAAGAATCTGCTTGTCTTCTTCTATTTTGTAATGATGGATCTTCTGGAACCATGCTATGTATTGTAGTTGTAATACCGTTTGATGTAACATTAAAATCTTGTGTTCTAAAAGCAAATTCTCCAGGTAATGATAAATTTGCAACTCCAACATGGATACCACCAGAATCTGAAATTGTTTGATCGTTTGAAAATTCTTGAGTTGGTTGTTGGGTTGTCATAGTTCTTGGATTTCTCAATGCTACTGCATCTGCTTTATGATAAGGTGGATCAAGTTGTGGGTGTTTGGGTTCAAATTCAGAAATATGCACTAAAGAACCATTCCATTCTTTAACCATCTCCTTGTAAGGAAATGCTTGTCCTGATCTATCAGAAATAGCTTTTGATCTTTTACCAGTTGCGAAAGACATTATACACCATCTCCAAAATAAGTTTGTGGAGAAATATAAACTGAAGTTCTTGAGCCGTCTTCGTTTAATGCTCTAAGTAATTCATCTTCATATAATTGTTTTAAAATTTGTATTCTATCTGGTGCTCTTTTTTGTGATAAGTAATATGCAAGGCCAGAACACATACAAGGTAAAAATCTATAAGCGACATCAGCTGTTTTTGTAAAGCCACCTGCATCTTCAATTCTGTTTATTGTGTAAAATTTTAATGTTGTAAAAGTAGTTGCATCTGGAGCTAAATATAAACTTATAGTAGGTGTTGTTTGCCTGTCGACAAAATATTGTGAAGGTTGGCCTGTTTGTAATTTATTTGGAATTGCAGCATATGCAGATCTATCAATTTTTGTTAGTGATATATCGTTTGTTGATGAAGCATTTCCTGCTGCATTTGTAGTTGAGATATATGCTTCAAGTACATCATTTACATCACCATCTACTGTATAAGTAGCTGTGCCAGCGACTAATGCTTTTTCATTTAGTTCAACTTTCCAAAGGTGAATACCTCTGTTACCCCACTCTGAAAATAAAAGATTTAAACTTCTTCTTGCGCTACGTAAATCATTCCCACTATTAGTCCGCATACCACATCGTTCGTATGCTTCTTCA